ACATTCTTTGCAGCGGGCTTGGGAGCGGGCTTGGGGGCAGGCGTGGGGGCTGTTTTCTTACGAATAGATACAAACTTGTGTCCCGGAGGAGCAGTTTCTTCTACTATGATCACTTCGCCCACTTTCATGTTGTGCGCCTTCTTGTTCACGACCTTCTTTACAAGTTTGCCTGCAGATGTGTAGCTTACTTCTACCTTGTCCTTGGTCAGAACCTTTGTAACCTTACCGTTCTTTAGCACATTCTTTGCAGCAGGCTTGGGAGCGGGCTTGGGGGCAGGCTTTGGAGCGGGTTTGGGGGCGGGCGTAGGTGTCGTGTCAGTGTCCTTTGAAATCAGGATAATCTTGTATGGAACATTCTCAGAAACAACAACGACTATCTTATCGTTTACCTTAAAACCGTGAGCATTCTTGGTAACCGTTGGCGTCATCTTCTTGCCACCAGGGTTCTTGTATTCTATTGCCACGCTGTTGGCATTAACCACCTTTGTAACCTTGCCCTTGAGAGTCAAATGAGTACCAGTATCACGTGCCTTAATGGATACTAGCGCAAAGGGGGAAGTTGGTTTCAGAGTGACGTCAACCAGTTGATCCATTTTCAACCCGTGCTTAGCCTTTGTGACCGTGGGTGTTACAACTGCACCGCCTGGCTTGGTGTAGCGCACCTGAATCTTGTTGGCATCAACAACCTTGATGACAGTGCCGAGTACAATCCTGTTAGCACCTGCTGCCCTCTTGGCAATTGATTTGAACAAGTAAGGAGCGTCATAGGCAAGAGTAACATCTACCTGGTCACCAACTTTCATGCCATGCGCTTTCTTGTTAACTACAGGGGATACCTTGAGACCTCCTGGCTTGCTATAGCTCACTTGAACCTTATTGGGGTCCACGACCTTGATGACACTGCCGGTAACAACCCGTGTCTTAGTAGATGGCATCGGCCCAACGCCACGCTTGGTCACGTTCTTCACTGCCCAAGTATCTGTGGCAACTGTGACATTCACCAGCTCTCCTGCCTTGAACGCGTGTTTGTTCTTGGTGACCTTTGTCGTAATCGATTTGCCCGCCTTGTTGTTGTAAGTGACCATGAAGACATTTGCATCAGTCACGCTTGCGATTTTACCAGGGATGGTCTTAGTTCCGGCAGGGGCCTTGGGACACTCTAGCTTGGGGCAAGACCCAGAGGTTGCGCCCAGTACTTTGTTCAACAGGTTCTGAACATATTCCAGAGATCCAAACACGAAGTCCTGAGTAACACAGTACTTACCTCCGGGGGCATAAATCCCATTAGGGTTGCCACCACGCGTACCCACGGTGAGCGTAGAGGCAACTGCAACAGAAGCAGAGCCACGAGTAATGTTGGTGTGAAATGCGTTGGGGAACGTAGAAGCAAAATTCTTGGGTTTGGGGAAATTGACAACACGAACACCCATTGCAGTCTTATGGTTGGTGGTAGTGAAAATGTAAGCGAGAACATCGCTGTCAAGTTTCAGACTTGCTTCGGTGGGGACAGACCACGCATTAGTAGATTTCTTGTAGACATAAATTTTCTTAAACTCGGGTTTCAGAGAAAAGATGGGAGTGTTGAAACGACCGCTGACGAATGGGTTGGCAACCTCGATGGTTGTCTGATATCGAACGACACGGTTCTCTGCGATGCTCACTCTTTTTTCAATGTTGGTGGTAGACAGAGTTCCTTCTGCCGACACGCGCTTACCATTCACTATGGTCCCAGGGGGCATGGCATAACTTGCTTGTACAAGCGTGTATGCTGAATTTGTAGATGCAGCCACCTTCACCACCTTGGAAGTCGTCTTTGCGGGGTTCCTTGACCCTGCTTCGTCCACGCGAGCCATCTTGTCACTCGCTCCTTTGGGCACGTTGAGGGCGGCCGTGCTGAACATGGTTCCTTTAGGGGTGTTTAGAATCTCTGTACCATTGTACTTGATGCTGTAGACTGCCTGTGCCACACGGGGCAGGAGGGTGATTACAACCCCATTACTCCGAATGGTAGTCGTGTCATTATCCTTGAGGGGAAGACTTCCCTGAGCAGGGCAGGAAGTTACATTGTATTTCTCTATCTTGGAATCGGGGATCATGGGAGCAAAGCCATCGCCTTTATCGGTGTCACCGTAGTCTTTTTCGTACCCATCACCCCAGCTCACTTCGGTGTAAGGAATGCACTGGTCAGGAATCTTAGGAGGGGGCTTTGGTGTGTACAGAAGAGTTGGGCACTTCTGAGCAAGTTCGGCCTCTGTGAAACACCTCTTAACATTAGGGTCGCCACCAGCAGCTGCACTAGGAGCGAGTCGAAGCTCCGCGTCGTCGAAAGGGGTGTATTCATCTTCCTCAAATACATCACGAATGGTTCCGTTCATTGGGAATGGGCCCCCGACTGATCTTGCTGTTTCCTCGGATGACATCTTATTTGTATATCATATTATTTTATTTTATATTTTGTGTATTACATTTCAAGGTATAACAGTACATTTACTTCCTGTTGATAATGAAAGGCAGGGCAGTGAATAGATTGATGGTGGTGAGAATAATGCCAGGGAGAAAGTTGATGTAATTATAACCCTGATACACCCGGAAAGCAGACATCAGGTATGTGAAGCCAACCACGAATGTCGTCCAAGAGCCGCAGAGGATGCGCGCCTGGTTGAAGCGACTAGTTGCCACACCAACAGCTCCGCCCGTGGGAACCCAGGTCATCACGCTACCGAACAGCTTGTCCTTGATGGCAAACAGATGAGAGTAGCTCTGGGCCACCTTTATCTGGTTGACCGTCCAGGGGTAGTCCTGAGCAGACCACAGAGGCATCAGGATATAGCCAAAAAGAATGGAGGGGATGGCAAAGGTGATGTTGAACACTAGGATGTGGTCTGGAAAGTTTTTGAGCATGATAATGCCTGGGATGGAGCTGAGAATAGTAGCAACAGCAGTGGTCTGGAAGTAGAGCATGCCGGAAAGGAAGCATACTTTTTGGCGCAGAGACAGGGCAGACTTCCAGAAATGAGGATTGAAGCAAAGGGTTGTAGAGCCAAGGGCCCAGCGATACTGTTGGCTAAAGAATGATTTCAGCTCGTAGGGACAGACACCCTTGGCCAGGTTCAGAGGCACATACTTCAGCTTCCACCCAGCGTCGACAACAGAGAAACCGGTGTGGACATCCTCGCTGAAACCGATTTCAGCAGTGCCGCCAAATGGCACCAGGGCCTCGCGACGATACATAGCACAAGTACCCACGCACACTGCGGCGCCAAATGATTCGCGAGACACCTGGATGAAGCGGTAGAACAGTTCCTGGACAGAACCTGCAGCACGTTCTACCCAAGTCTGGTCTGGACGCACCTCAAAGAACTGGGGAGTCTGGACGATGGCGATTGATTTGTCATAGTTGAAGTATGGCATAATTTCCGTGATGAAGTCCTTGCGCGGGCAGAAGTCAGCATCGAAGATGACAAAGAATGGGGCGCTCGTCTTGGCAAAAGCATCGCGGAGGTTGCCGGCCTTCTTCATGTAGTTGGTAGAACGAGTAGAGTAATTGAAACCAAAGCGACCTGTCAGCTGCTTGACTTCATCGCTCTTTCCGTCATCAAGGACGTGAACGCGTAGATTGGGCCAGTCCAGCTTAGACACGTAGTTCCAAGTGTTGTTGATAATGAGAAGATCCTCACCACACACAGGAAGGAAAATGTCAACCGCTGGTGTTTCCCCAGAATGAAGTTGTTTCACGTTCTTGTGAAATTTCAGATTGAAATCCTTGCCGGCGCAGTTGACCATGAGATATGAAGAAAAAAAGTATACTGTGGTGACTGCCAGAAACACAGAGAACCAGTATGTACCGGTCGCAATCACGAATAACCACATCCCGAGCATCAGGCTCGAAGACGACACGAGGCCGAATGTGTTGATCATCCACCTACCGGACTTGACATATAGATACTTTTCGTATGCGGTGGGCGGACTTGGTAGGATAATATTGTCATCAAGGATTGTATTGCCCAACAGGGGCTCGTAACCCATTGACTCAATATCGCTGGAAGACATTTTCTATTGTGAATGACAATAATGTCATTTAAGCTACATTTGCAACGATATGAGCTCATATTGTCACACATAATAAAATCTTTGATTAAGTTAAATGAACACGCATCTTGTAATTACTCTGGCAATTCTTGTCTTCATTGCTCTTGTCGCAGCGTTCTTTGTAATTCGCCGCCGTGAAAATTTTTCAGAATACCCAGGCAACAATGACTTTATGAAAATATACTATGAAAGTGTGGCGGAGGATCCCAAGTTCATCAAAAAATTCCCCTACTGGGGTACAGGAGTAAAGGCAGGTCTGAGATGTCGCAAACCCAACAACATAGGTTGCGACACCATTTGGCTCAGCGGGCATTTGGTTGAAATAACACCCGAGGTGAAGAAAAATCTTGAATGCAAATACGGTTTGCCATTCAACAAAATTCTTACCAACATTGTTTGATTACTTTCTTGGGATGTGTACCCAGTTGCCGGGGCGTATGATGTTTCCGCAAAAAAGTCTGCGATACCTATTAGACCGAAGAAATCTATGGAGAGAACAGTAAGGCATGAGGCTTGTATGAAATTTTTCATAAAATTCTTCATACGTCATGCTCTGATGAACCTTAACAGCATTTTTCTGACTGAAACACATGATATACTCACACACATTATTTTATTAAGTTCGTGATGAGTTCTGGCTTCAATCCTAGAACAACGATCGAAAACACTATCAACATGTGAGCCGTGACTGCAAACTTCGCGGCTCTTGAGTCTGCCACAATATCTCCAAAACCTGTTGTTGTGTGTGTGGCTGCAGAAACATATATCGCATCCATCCATGAGACAGGTTCTTTGGACCCATCACTGCGTTTGAAATTGTTTGCGAATCCGCCCGGGAAGAATTTGTATAATGCGGCAAATAACAGCAAAATGGCAAAATGAACTCCTAGAATTGACATTTATACTATACAATATAATTTAAATAAAAAATGTTTATTTTTGGTAGAAAATGAGAATTCTTGCAGAAAAAAAGGGTCTGATTTACAAGATCAGATTTTTAAATGATAAGGTGTACATCGGGCAGACAAATAGAAACATATTTTCACGCGGTGCTGAGCATCTGCGCCAATCGTCCGGTTGTATAAAACTGAAAAATGCATTCAACAAATATGGACATGAAGACTGTACGATGGAAATCCTGAAGGACAACATTCCGATCGAATATCTTGATTTCTTTGAGAATAAATATATTGACCATTATGATTCCATCAAAAATGGGTACAATATCAAATACAACATTGCTCCAAAAATACCATTGGATCAAGATTTGGAACCATACGTGCCCGTTGCTCCCAAGGTAAACATTTTTGCACAATTTGCCAACAAAGAATACACTCAAAAAAAGAAGAAGATTGAGTGTCTGCTCCCAAAAACTCCCAAGAAGAAGGAGGACAAGAGGCCCTGGCTGAGGATGCCATCGAAGTGAAGTTTGTCGATATTATTTTATATCGACAAAATATCAACTTTACTTATTTTGTTTATTACATATTAAAATGCTTGAACACATCGTGAATTACTTCAAAAGGACATCAACGGTGACGCGTGAAGAGATGGTTTTTTTCATACTGCGTTGATATATCGACAGAAATAACATCTATACTCAGTAAACGGTGTTCATTACAAATGAACATCCCCTGGAAAGTCCATCAAAATGCAATGCTGGCGGGAGGAATTGCTTGCGGAGTGGATGTTACACTTCAGTGGATGAAAAGTAAACGGGTTGATTTCAAACAAACCGCACGCATCGTATCATTTTCTGCCTTAAGCACATACCCACAAGCGAGCTACTTCAATGCCATCGATCGTATTTTTCACAAGAAGACCTTGCAGTCGGTCATCAACAAGACACTCACCAATCAAATTGTCTTTGCTCCGATAAATTTGTCTTGCGCCATCGCCTGGAACCTTGCATTTCAACAAAAAACACATCTCATAAGCAATAAAATAAAGACATCAATGGTACCTTCTATGGTAGAAGGGTCCTCATATTGGATCCCCATCAATATTCTTGCCTTTTCCATGGTGCCTGCTTCGCACAGAATTGTTTTTTTCAAATTGGCTGGAATCCCGTATAAAGTAATGTTCAACATGCGTGTAAACAAAAAATAGCTTAACAAAAATTATATGTAGTTATATCATAACTACAACATGACCACCCCCGTCTCAGAAATCCCCGTGCCTGCCCCTGAGGTCCCCGTGCCTGCCCCTGAGGTCCCCGTGCCTGCCCCTGAGGTCCCCGTGCCTGCCCCTGAGGTCCCCGTGCCTGCCCAGGAAGAAATTTTTCATGCTCCAATTGCAACTACATTCCCTAGTTCCAGTTATTCTATGCCCTCCATGTGATTACGCATTTGGCAAAGTGTGGATGCTGGGAAGTTTTGAAATGTTCTGTCTGACTAAATCAATGCTTTTGTGGTAAATGTCAGTGGCGTCGGCAATTGATACCGCAAGCTTATCGTCGTCAAGGAGAAGCGCACGAATGACATACACCTCGGACTGTGCAATGTCGTACTTGTTGGCAATCGCGTGGAGCTTGGTCAGAACAAGTTGTTGATGTTCTTCTGTTCCTATGAAGATATCTGTGCACTGATTTACCATCGGGCACACATATGTTTGCAAAATAGTGTGCATTTCAGGAATCACACCAGACCTTGCCCGGACAGATGGGCGACGGAACATCGCGGGAGGGCGACAAATTCTAATGGTCTGCATTAGTATGTATCATTATTTTTTTGTTGACCATATTGTTTAACAAGTTGTATGATGCTGGAAGGAACATATGGACGTCTGGGTCTACATTCCAAGAAAGTGTGAAATTGCTCTGGTATCTCTTCCTGGATTCTTTGTAATCCAAGAGAAGCACCAATCAATCCCCCGACAATTGCACAATTCGTATCAGTATCACCGCCTTGTGATAGCACATCTCGCATTGCTTCGAGATATGTAGACCCTCTTTGTAGGTGATAAAACGCGTATGACCACGCAATCCTGGCATGTCCTATGTTCTTGTTCCCAGGTATTCTGTCATTAATTGCAGATATGTACTCGCTCAAACTATCAAACTTTTCAAGAATGCTCATATCCGACGTTCCATTACGTATCAAACTGCGAATGGTAAGAACATATGCAACAGCTGCATCTTGAACTGTTTTATTCGCGTGTGTGAGAGCCTGTTCCGCACGAACAAAACTTTCAACTTGAACATCATCGTCAAAAAGAGAACAATACACCGCAAGTGGAGTTATTCTCATCAGACCTCCATTTGACTCGGAACTTTTTGTTCTCATTGCATTTTTGTAACATTCGGTGGCATCTGACGACCCCCACAGGGCATTGGATACAGTTTTGCCTTTATCGAAGGGACCCGATTTCAACCAGCTTATGTAATGAGTTGCAACTGTTTCGACATCAAAAACACCATCTTTCATATCGCAAAGGGCACGAGCAAGGGCGATGGCAAGCTCGGAATCGTCCGTGACCTGACCAGGGACAAGATAAAAAGGTCCTCCACCAGGCATCGTAAGCGCTTTCTCTACTTCTTCCTTCGTCACAAGATTCTGAAATTCTAACAAAGAACCAATGCTATCACCAATGAAAGCACCAACAACACAACCAAGAGAACTATCCATTCTTGTCAAGAACATTATTTATGTGTATTTTTCACATGAAACTAATTGTCATTTGCTTTATATCGACAAAACTGTAATATTATCTTAGTTGGGTTTCAATTTATTCATAAATGAAGTATTTCAATGGAACTTTGTATACTTGTGAGTGTGGTTATAGAACTCTTTCCAAAGATTGTGCATCAAAACATTCTAAAACCAAGAAATGTATGCTTAATGTCATGAACAGGAAGGAGATGCAATTTGTGTCTGGGGAAGAACATGTAGAGATGACATCTGGAACTTCAAATAATATTCTCAAAGACTTAGAAAAGAATATTGAGAGATACAAGAAAGACATCAAAGAAAAGGAAGATACAATTGCCAACATGAGTAAAACTATTTCTCTTCTAACAAATTTGGCATCTTCTAATAAAGACGATGTTGAGGAGGATACTGATAATGGAAGCGGTATCATATATTATATAACTGACAGAGATGTTCCATCACGCGGTAAGATTGGTCGCACAAAAAATACAGATTTGAAAAAGTTAAAAAGCAGATATTCAACTTTTTCAAAACCTGGTATATTGTGTTTTTACTCTACAAACATCAAGAAGGACGAAAATGACCTGAAAACCCTATTGAAAGAAAAGGGATGTATGGACACCAGTATTGGAAAAGAAACTGTGGTAAACTGTGCTGAGACACGGGCAGTGTTTCATGACTTTGCCAGTCGTTAATCATATAAACATTTCAGTAAAAAAACTAATTTACAAAAAAAAAAAAAAAATAAAAGGGATATCAGATATCCCCTTTAACGCTGTAGTGTTGGGATATCCCACTTGTAAACAACTTAAATATTTGTATGTTGTAGGATACCAGGATGGTAAAATTCATAAGTGGAATCCTTTATTCCTGTGATTGTGGTTATGAAACACTTTCTTCTCATGGTGCTTGCAAACATTCTAAAACCAAGAAATGTATGCATAATGTCATGAACAAGAAGGAGATGCGGTTTGTGTCCGAGGAAGAACACTTGGCGACGGTCAATACAACAAATAACATCATAAACGGAAATACAGGTGTTGTCAAGAATGTAGTTAATGACCACAGCATCACTAACAACACTAACAACATCAACATCACCCTTGCAATCCCAGATAAATCTGCGGTAGAGGCAGTGTATGCCATATTTAACAAACCAGAGTTCATAAGCGAAATACGCGGTGCGGACCCTCAACAGATACCTGCTATTTTGTTCAGATATACGCGTGGTATATGTGCTGACCAGAAGTTTGTCAAATACGACTCCGGTAAAGACTCTGTCATTCACAAAGACCCGGTCACTGGTCAGGAGATAACAAAGGATTTGAAGAAATATCGAAATGAGTATCTAAAAGAGAGCGCTAATTTATTTGATGATGACTACCACATACCATACGCTCCTCAGAACATACAAAGAGCATTAAAGGACATGACGGCGCCTTCTTTCGACACTGGAAAGAAGAAAGAGAAACCTATATCTGGCGCTCAAGTCATAAGGATGTGTGCTGCTGGCGATCATAGAATGTACAAATTTCCCGTAGAGACGAAAGATTTTTACAATGATGTTGCAAAGAATGTAGATGTAGAGATAAAGTCCACGTGATTATGCGTTCTTTTTATTGTTGCAACTAAAATTTCCACCCCGTCCAAAATTCTTGTTTATGCAATAGGTGGCGACATATGTGCTGTAATTGGTGTCGCCATAGTTTCTGTTGGCGGTTCTGGGATCTGTTATGAACTTGCCTGACGCATCAAGAACGGTCAAGTCTGCCAGACCCCGCTTATGGGCAAAGAGACCCCCTTTCTTTATGAGCGCCTTGTTTGAGTTTGTGGGAATATCTATCTGAGATTTGTCAATGCCCATGTTTCTGGCAAGCGTGTTGGTATTTTTTCCATTAGTGTCTATCACCATGTCTCCCATCTGTCTATACCAATGATAATCCACGCCTTTATCAACGACAGCCATCACTTTGTAATACCCTTCCTTGCATTTTACACAGGGTGAAGAAATGTACCCTCCATCCTTCTTTGTGGCAAGATCGGCAATCACGCGAGCCTTGAGTGTTTTTGGGTCAGTAAGGTCATCATCAGGTTTTAGGGTTTTTGATAACTGCCCTGGTTGCAGTTTGTTTTGTCCTCCTGCGCGAAACCAGTCAAGAGCAAAGGCATAGCAATTGTTGTTCTTCTTGCCCCAACGGCTACTTCCATAAACAAAGTCTGTAAAGTTTTCCTCGGAACCTGATAGCGGAAGAATCTTTTTACTCATTTACTTACGCAATCATTTTAATTATGTGCGCTACGGCATTTGTCGATATACATCTATATCGACAAAAGTGAGATTAATAAAAAAGCAGACTACTTAAAGTAGTCATGGCTCCAAAACCAGTTTATAAACCTGTAAGTGCCCCCGAAGACATCAGGGAGAAGGCAAGAAACATGATAGACCTCTTGGTTCAAGATATGAAAATTTCCAACTTTCTTGAGAAGGCAACTTGGAACCACGCGGTAGACTTTTGCACAAATAAAGATCAGGCACTCAACTGGGACAACTTGGCATTTAGGAACGCCTACACTCAAAAGATTCTTGGCGTGCGGTACAATCTGAAACTAAGACCCGATTTGATGGACAAGATGAAAACTGGAGACTGCTCCATCAGGTGGTTTGTCAATGCCAAACCGTGGGAAATTTGTTCTGATAAATGGACGGATGCTTTCGAGGCAGCTGCACGAAGGGCGTTGAGGTTTTCCGATGCCTCGAGCATGGACCCTGCAGACATGGCCGACGGTATGCTTTCTTGCGGTAAATGCAAGAGCCGCAAGACAAGCTACTACGAAATGCAGACCCGCAGCGCGGATGAGCCTATGACCGTATTTGCAAAGTGCCATACGTGTGGAAGTCGGTGGAAGCAGTAATCATTCCTTGATGTACAACGCGTACGCAATGCTATGCAATTTGGATGCCCCGGAATACACTAGTATTGATTTCCTGTTTCTTGCAACCTCCCAATTTATATCTAAGCGACCCATTCTATTCGAGTCATAGATGCTTTTTTGCCTTCCGCAAATATATGCAGTTACTGCGTGGAATTCACCCGTTCTTTCAAGATTCACAATGTACGATATGTGCGATAGTCTGAATTTTCCTGCAATCGTAGGGGGGATGTCGTGAAGTTTTGTGATAACCGTGTCGTATACAAGAAACTCAGTGTCGTTCGAAATACGTTTTGCTTCTTCGAGCATACCTATCGTGGCTCTTCCCTTGTTAGGAAAGACGCGTCTCAGCAATTGGTGAATGGCATCTATCGCGTAATATCCTTTTTCGCCTTGTGCCACGGGAGTGGGAAGGGCTTTTGGAGTGAACATCTTGTCGACGAGGTTCTTTGACTCATTTTTGTTCTTGTTCTGTAAAAACTCATCGTGAATCTTGAGAGCATAGGCGTACACAAATTTCTTGGAGAGTTCCTTTGGACAGACATCAGATACCTTCATGTCGGACAATTCTCGTATTTCTTCTTTACTAAGATTCTTCCGCATATCTTCAAGAAGCAACTTGGACGATGCTGATGATAGCACAAGTCCGTTAAGCGCGCTGTTGAACCAGCAAGTACTTGTTTTTTGTCTGAGACCACGAGACGCGCATAAGAACTTCTCTGGAAGCATAGATCTCCAGTTTACAACAGGCGGCGGTGCAACTTTCATACTAGGGACCAAAAGTTTTCTTGGCTCTTTGGTCTTTCGTGATCTTGACTCATCACGAACAACTGGCGCAATCCTATTTACCTTTGGTGTGAACAACTTTTTAACATATACCTTTTTGTCTCCTTCCTTCACATATGTTCTTCCTTTTGTGTCTTTTAGAACCCTGCGTTCCTTTGAGTTTATCTTACCGGTGTCTGCAACTGGACTTTTCAAAATCACGGGAGTAATGGGCCTCTCGGGGGTAAAAAGTTTCTTCACATATACCTTTTTAGAACCTTCTTTTACATATGTACGCCCCTTGGAATTCTTGAACACCTTGCGTTTCTTGGCATCTATTTTGCCCGTTTCAATCATAGGACTTTTTGCAATGTTAGTTGTCGGCATGAACAATTTCTTCACATACACCTTTTTAGAACCTTCTTTTACAAATGTTCTTCCTTTTGAGTCCTTAAACACTGGTCGTTTCTTGGCGTTCACAGTGCCCGTTGGTATGGAATTGTTCATTTTTAATAACTACACATTTAAATCCCCAGATGTGCTTTGATTGTTGAAAGTTCGCTTTTAAGAGAATTTAGTTCCGCCATAACATCCGAGTTCACTCCGCTTGTGAGAAGATATTCGTGGACTATGCCATCATCACTTGTTATGGTTCTCAAGAAGCGCCAAGAAGGGTTAACTTTCTGGTCAGGAAGAACACGAAGCTTTCCGACAAGACCAACAGGGTCCCATTCTTTGCGATCTTCTCTTGAAATGTATCCAGAATTAGGGTCATATTCTGAATTTAATATTGTCTTATCTCCAAACTTGTTTCTGATGTATTTTCCGGACCACTCATTCCAAGCTGCATCTCCAACAATTGTTGGACGTGATGATACAATGCCAAATATGTTCCATGGGTCATCCGATGGTTCTGACAACCTAATCTTTCCATCATCTACTAATGTAACTGTCTTGCATCGTCTATCTTCAGACATAGGATTTCCATCCACCCACTCGAACATTTCTGCATAATCTGCACCAGACGAATTATATGCTCCTGTTCCATACACAACTCCATCACCCCTGACTCTGAACACGTTGCCTGAAAGGTTATTTGTGCACGCGATGAACTGCATACCCGAGTATCCAACATTGTTAGAATTTCCAACCAAGTGTTCTCTAAGCAATACCCCTCTGAAATCACCATTTGTGTTAGTAATGTTAGAAATCTCGCCAATAGAAAGTGGTGCTGCAGCTGAGCATTTGAATCCCCCATATCCATTCACAGTAAACTGAGTGTCGGCACCATCATTTGCAGAACACCTGATAAAGTTAAATGCAGTGCTGTTGCCACGGAGCGTCTGAAGAGATAAAACATTTCTTGTGAACCCGGCTGAAGTAGCGTATAAATTTGCAACTTCTACGTTTTGTAGAATATTAGAGGTAATTGTCCCTCCAACGTCCACTCGGAACACCGTGTTCCCCCGGGTGACACAAGAAATATGACCGTGCCCCCCTGATGTGCCAGACGTTGATACCGAATTGATGTTGTTGGCAAGTGGTGCAGCGCTATATGAACCCGCCGTGTCCACGGTCAAAGCACCGCCGGTATCGACATTACCAAGACCGTTGACTCTGAAAACATTACCACTTGTACCATTCGCACAAGAGATGAACTGTTGAGCCGAATAACCACCAGCGGCTATATATCCCTTTATCAGCGAACCACGGAAATTTGTATTTAAAGAAGTGACGTTCATAACATCAGGGGCACCTGAGTTTGTATTAATACTTTTTACTCCTCCGGTACCATTCACAGAGAACTGAGTGTCGGCACCATCATTTGCAGAACAATTGATAAAGTTAAACGCGTCGCTGTTACCTCTCAGAGTCTGAAGAGATAAAACATTTCTTGTGAACCCGGCTGAAGTAGCGTATAAATTTGCAACTTCTACGTTTTGTAGAATATTAGAGGTAATTGTCCCTCCAACGTCCACTCGGAACACCGTGTTCCCCCGGGTGACACAAGAAATATGACCGTGACCCCCTGTTGTGCCAGACGTTGATACCGAATTGATGTTGTTGGCAAGTGGTGCAGCGCCATATGAAGAACCCGTGTCCACAGTCAACGCCCCATTCGCAGTGACATTACCAAGGCCGTTCACAATAAACACTGGTGTATCACCGTCGTTTGTTAAGCAATCTATGAAATCAAATGCACTGCTGGTGGTTCTGGTGGTTTGAAGATTTACAATTGTAGATGAAAATGTTGCTCCTATGGAATGTAAGTTCATTAAATTGAACGTGTTCAGAGATACATTTGATCGCATAGTACCAGTGTTTGCCGCCCTCCATCTAATGGCACCAGTTGTCCCATCCAGCACGCTGATACTTGATGTACTGTCTACGTTTCCTTGACCGTTCACGGAAAATGGCGCTACTATCGTGGCACCATCACTGTTGTCGCATTCTATGAAAGAATAATTAGGATTTTGTGCGCGATTTGTGAGCAATTGAAGCATCACGCTCTGATATCCCACGTTTGTCGAATACAGATTCATCAAATTAACGTTAGATGACACATTGGATGCAACAGAACCATCGCCCGTAAGTTGGAACACCGTATTTCCACGTGTCACGCAAGACATGTGTTTCCAACCATTTGGTACAACCGCCGAGTTTGACACGCTATTAAACAAATTTGCCGTGGTTGGTAAAGTTCCAACGTTGTCAAATACATTGATGCTCACATTGGCAAAAACATTCGAGACATTGGCATACGAGCCAATGATGTTGCCTCTGTTGTCGCCAATCATGAAGGACGATACCACATTGCCGAGGACGTTTATTTGACCACTGGCCGCAACATTACCCCCAAGGAACACCACGTTGCCGATGTTGCCCCCAACGTTTGAGATAATGTTAGAGACATTGGCGTACGATCCGATGATGTTACCTCGAACATCAGTGGTTGAAATTGCTGCTGGTGTGGAAGTGATGCCCGTTAGTCCGCTACCGTCTCCCACAAAGAACCCTGCTTGTATGTATGCCCCTGTTGTGATGTTTCCATCCATTGTAAAGCGAACATTAGCAATGTTGCCCCCGACGTTTGCAATAATATTTGAGACGTTGGCGTACGACCCGATGATATTACCTTGAATGTCAGATGATGAAACTGCTGGCAGAGACGATATGATACCCGTGAGACCGCTACCATCTCCCATAAAAAACCCTGC